GCCACCCCTAATTTATCATCTCTCCTGTGATACAAAGATGTAATCGACAGTCATCGTTTTTGCAGCTGCAGCACCATTCTGGATGCCGAACGAAACAGCAAGTTCTTCATCATCAGGCAGGTTGGTTGTAACTGACGTACCTAGCTTGACATCATCGACGTAGTATTCGATAGCACTTTTTCCGTCGTAATAGAAACCGGCAACCAGCATCGTGGCATCAGAAACAGTCGCGATAGCAGAAGCAGTAGTGTCGCTGCCATCCTTTTCAACATGAAAGTCGAGCGAAGCATCGCCATCGTCTTTCATAAAGTAGACACCGTCAGAGACTGCAAGTGGTGTTGTATCAGTAATCTGCAAACCCATGACGAAATCACTTTGAGTTGCGTCAGATACCGCAAAACGAGCTTTGAAAAAAGTCTTTTTGCCAGCAACGAACTTGAAGGCTTCAGTCTTCAGGTTGAAAAAGTCAGCATCGTTATCAGCATCGTCATTGGTAACTAACAAAAGACCACCAGCTGAAGTAGATGCCAGGGCTTCCGTAGCAGCACCGGAACCAGCTTCAGTCGTAGTAATAGTCCAGTCACCTGAAACGTATTCAGTGAAGTCGTTGAAGTAAGTGATCCACTTCGTTGGATCCGGCATTCCATAGTATCCAGTATTGGATGTTTTTGTGGCAGTGCCGACGCCACTGGTAAATCTTGTGGGAGTTCCCATTGTCTTGTTCTCCTTAGAACGTCCTAAAAAAGGACGTGGCCCCCGTTAAGAGGCCACGTTCCAAAGGTTGGCTTATGCGCCTTCCGAACCCCAGATTGCTCTCCAATCAGACCAACCACTTGAGAAACGCATGTACCCAGAGTACAGGTCGTTCTTGGTGGCGAAGTCATCATCGTTCGCAAATTCGGGTTTGGTTCGCCACAAGTGAAACATACCAGGAACATTCGAGCGAATGAACCATTGGTCGGTATCGGTCAAATAATGATTTACCACGATACCACCTGGGAATACACCCTGGCTTCGAATCACGTTGATAGCGTTGTTTGCCGTGTCATTCTGCAGATTTGAGCCCAAAATGCGATTAGCATTGAAGAGATCATTCGGATGAATAACTAACGACTTAGGTTTGACCTGAATCTTCAGGCCACGGTCGTCAACTGCCTTCGACATCTGGACTACCAGATCTTCGATGGAAGTTTCAGACAAGTCGGCAGCGGTAGACAGCTTGTTGCTGTCGGTGCCACCGTTAATGCGCGGATGCGCGGTACTTAAAAGCACGACACCGTCTGCTCCCGTATAGGAAGCGTTGGTGGCGCGGTTAAGATGGTTTGCATCAACCGTCTCAACGGTTTGCTGCATAGAGCGGGATACTGCCTTGATCCGTTGGGTTGCAACTTCGACATACTGAAGGTCGTCTTTTGCTTCCCTAGTGATCTGGAAACCAAGTGCATACGCGACGTGCGTAAAACGCTTGTTGTATCCTTGCTGTTCTGCATCGTAAGTGAGCGCAGCACCTTGTGCCTTCTCCGGTGCGAGACCGTAGTAGGTAACTTGCTGCATCTCTTCGAATGCCTTATCAGAACTAATGCTATCGAAGATCTTGGAATATTCTTCATCCCAGTCCCCGTGCATCGATTCTGACCAGACCTTGAGTAACCCAGGCCATAATAGTTTTGGGTGAGTCTGTGTGGTTGTAATAGCCATTTATTCCTCTCCCCTATACGCCTGCGCCGGTTGCTACGTCGTTAAACGCATGCTCGTTGATCATCACCCACCAGTCACATTGATCACCTATCGCATTGTCCGCTCTTGGTACCGCTGCAATGATGCGAAGCTGTGCGACAGCTGTTTTAATGTCTGATGAATCAATTTCGTGAGCAGAGATGCCTGTAGTAGTAGAACCAGAACCTGCAATGATATCGGCGTTACTTCCGATATTCGCAAAGGTCAAGGCAGAACTATCTGAGTCTTCCTGGACTTCAAAAATAGTCCAAGGATCATCACAGACCAAGATATCCCCCGCTGTAGAAGCGGGTAGATAGCGACGAGTCAAGTCTCCGTAGTCTCCAAGAACTCCGACACACACCCCAAGGATGCTTCCACCTGCAGCAGCAGGTGCAACATAACCATCAGCTTCGAGTTTTATAAAATCTCCGAGAAAGATGGCAGTGCCGTTACTGGAGTCAACAGACCACTTGTTCGCCACATTTACGGGGCCACCGTCCATTCGTTTGACCGGACGCGCTCCGCGAGGATTGTCTACATTTGCCATGTGACATTTCTCCTGTGGTTAGCAAATCAGCGACGACCTATCTCCACGTTGCCGTGAGAAAAGTCACCACTTTCTTTGCTTCGTTTAAGTTGACTTTCGACCTCTAAGAGGTCGCTCTCTTTATCTGCCTGGTCTTGCTCGTAAAATTCTTTCCTCTTTTTGAGCAAGTAGGCATAGAGTGGTTTGCCTTCCACCTGACCAACAATTCGGGCAATATGGTCTCCTAATGCCAATTCCGGGGTTACGTTGGGGTCACCCACTATTGCGCGACCATCCTGGTCGGAAATTTCTTGAGTACTGACAAAATCCCAATCATCGAAATTCGTCAGCATGTGAACACGGTTGTTCATGTCATTAACCCACCTGGTTACATGTCCATCAATTGGTGGTGCATACAACTTGTACCGTGTACCGTCGATTTTTTCTTTATCCCTTCGACGTGTCGGGCCTTTCTTGGGTCTACCTCTTTGCATTTCCTCTGCTCCCAATAAAAAAGCCACCCGAAGGTGGCTTGCGGTGAATGAATTAAAACCTAGATTTCAAGTACGTCTTTGGCGTACTTCTCTCGATCCTTGTTAGTAAAGATATCTCGTTTTACCAAGTCGTTAAACGTCGCCTCTGCTTCCGGATACTGTGCCTTTAGTTGTGACCAGGCACTGTTTCCTTTGCCAGCAGCTGGACGGTCCGGAGACACTGCAGCTGGTTGAGGTTTGTTATTTGCAAACTTGGTTGGGAACTGTGTCCTCACTAATTCCTCCACCGTATCGTAATAGTTGTCTGGATCAATCTGTGGGTTGGCGTTTGCCAGGTTTTGACCTACCGTGTTTGCGTAGGTCTGCATCGCAAGATCTGATTGATACCAGGAGTTGCGTTCCATAAACTTAGTCAACCCTGATTGGAAATCTTGATGACGACGGGCCACTTCTGGATCCGGTTGTTCCGGAATGCTCCGCAGCTGCTGATCAACGACATTGAACTTCTCCGCATCACCCTCTTCAACTGCTTGACTGCGTTCCCGCTGTAATCTGTCCCTGGCAGCATCTGTTGCTGCCTTGATCTGCTGTGCCTGGTTAACACCCATGCTTCGGAGTTCACCAGTAAGGCCATCAATCTTCGATTTCAGATCAAGGATTTCACTTCCCTTGTCCTGAGAGATCGACTGTGCTGCACGGATGAAATCTTCCGCTGGCCTCCATTGATCTGGATCACCCTTCCACTCTTCTTGATCTGCCCAGCCCATATCACGGGCCAGACCTTCTACAGTAGTTTCCTCTTTATCCATCCTTTTCCTCCAGGATTGCTGTGATGTCGGAATCTGTTACGACTCTCAGTTTTTCAGAACCGACCTCGATTTCGTAACCGGCGTACTTAGCCATTGCGACAAGATCACCTGGATGAGGAATCGCATGAGAAACATCAACACCAAACTCTTTCTCATGCTTCCTCTCTGCTTCGAATGCCAGCGGACCTACCGCAATGACCTCCGCTTTAATAGCTGCCAGGTCGTATCTCTCGGCTTCGCTCTCCGGGATTACGATACCTCCCTCAGTAACTCGTTCCGCTTTCAGAGCGCGGACTACTAACTTCTCTCCTACTGGTTTGATCCTCATTGATGTCCTCTATGATCAGTTGAACGTCCTCGAGACCTCTGTACTCACCTACGAGTTTAGAATGATCGACCATATTGTCTACACTGACCATTCGTTCCAGAATTCGTCCCCGTCTTTTCTGAATGAGTGCAAGTATTTCCTTAGTAACAGGACTTGCTTGCCACTCCCTAACTTCGTCCCTGTCCAACCTTACGCTTCTCTATTTCGTGTTCCATTGCTACCTTGACCTCCTTGAGTGATATATCACGCTGTTTGACTTCATCATCGATCGCCTTCGATTTAATGGTGGCCTGGTCTTTTTCTGCATTCGCCTGAGTCTTCACCCATTCTCTCTGGGACTCATCCTGTGCAACCTGCATATTAGCCTCGGTCTCAGCTTGCTGTGCCTGTGCCTGTGGATCCTGGAACTCTCCAGGATGCAGCAGGGTTTCTAAACCTTCGACCTGGAGTGCTTCTAGGAATCTTTTTTCTGCTTCCAACATGCCCTCGTTGCCATAGAGATGTGGTGCAACGGTTGCTCTTTCGATCAAGGCTTGCGCCTTCATCATCCTCTGGGTTGCAGAAACGATGTTGGGATCCGCGACTGGCACTACCATGCCTTTCATATTTTCGAACATCTCAGGATCAATGTATTTCAGTGAGAGTTCGAACCACATACGGAACTCATTTGTCATCGATCTGAATGTTCTCTTGTAGATAGCAGAGAACACCTGCATCCCCTGTTCCAGGGAAGCCATCATTGTGGTCGCAGCGGTGTTCTGTCCTGGCATCTGACCCATCATTGCTTCTGATACGGACCCAATCCTCTGACCGGCGTCAATCAGTAAACCAAGAAGGTTGAACAGAGTGCCAGATGGTTCTTTAATAGGCCACGGGAAGACACCCTTTGCCAGTTCCTCGGCATCAGCATCTGTCCGGTGCCAGCGTCCTGGTTGAATGTCCAGGTTGCCAGAACGTATCCGTATACCTCTCGACAACAGTCCTCCCTGGACGTTCGAGAGCGTACCGGCATCAATCAATTGGTTAAGAATGGAGTTGACTGCCTCGTTGTTCGGAGTCAACAGTACTCCAAGACCAATGTCGTAGATGGATCCATCCGGTGAAGGTATGAATCCGTACTTGACGAAATATTCCTCTGGTTTAATCCGGGCTATCTTGTAGCCCATTTCAAGAAGATCCGTATTCGTTGCCTCGATAACATCTCCTTGACGGGCAAAAAACATAGTGTCGAATCTTGGGAATACTCTCAGAACCTTTTCGTCAACAACCCATACGACATACGGTTCCGCATATCCATCATCATCCAGGTCGATCCAGCAATGGACTTCGAGAACGACAAATTCCTCTGATGCCGGTGGTTTCTCGAATCCATGTATCTCATCAACCGTTTTTGCGTAATCTCTTTGTTCCTTGTCTGTTGGTTGTACTTCCACCCTACGGAAGTAATCCATCCGGAACATTTCTTCCAGTTCGTTTTCGGTGTAAGAAAGAACATGCGTCTTGCGAACTGCTGATTCAATGGACTTTGCGTAATAGTCCACAACAAAATTCTGTGGCAGCACCACCTGGGACCGGTTCCTTTGCAACTGAGGATCGTAGAAGACTTTCTTTACCACGAATCCAACCAGGGGCTGGATCATTAGCAGCTTGTCGTGTTCCTCTTCCCATTCGGAGGACTCTTCCATGATGGACCAGTTGAGTGCTTTTTCTATGTACTCTAACTTTTCGTCTCGGACTCCATCGAAAGTTTTAATACGAACGACTTCCTTGCCAGGCACAAGAGCGGGATAAGCCCTTGCGTTGTACTGCATTGCTGTCGTCGTAATCAGGGGATACTTGACGTTCGAGGCACCTTCCCAGGGCCAGGACTTGCGCTCGAAGTACTGCATTGCCAGTTTGAGTGCTTCGGCGTTTCTATCTTCCCACTCTTTTCTCGAATTGAGATCATCCCGGTAACCTTTGGCGCACATAGTACCGACTTCGTCCAGGGTGCCAGCGGGTAGGTGGTCAGCGAGGTTTGCACCTTCGTCTTTCAGTTCAATTATTTTGCTAAACCGCATTTAGTATCCTGTATAGAGATTGCGTCCGAATCCCATGTTCCAGACATCGTTTCGATATTCCTCTTCCGCTAATTCTTCGTCAGTTGCGGGAGAAACGAGTTTCTGCACTCCGTATGCCATGAGTCCAAGAGAGTCCACATCGTCCTTGTACGGGCCTCTGGGGAACTGCAGCATGTTCCTTTTGAGGTCCGGGAACCAATCAGCTTCGAGCGGAAACTTGACGCCTCCAGCCCTGGTCATTGCCTGTAAAGGAGAGGCACGGGACTCTTTATCCTTGGACGGTGTCATCGGGTGCAGCGTAAAGTAGACGTTGTCCTTCCTCATCCGCTCGTAGATCTGCGGACCGATAGCCCTTGCAATGTTCTCAGACTCCAGGAAGAAGTCCTGGATGTCATATCTCTTAACCAGGGAAAAGAGTTCATCGATGATGATCTTTGAATCCCATCGGCCTTTTCTCCTGTCCCTGACCTGCAGGGTTCGTTTCTCGTCCATTCCCGCTGCGAAGAGAACCGTATAGGCAGCACGGTCTTTCTGCGAGATGGCGAGATCTCCGGATCCATACCAGGTGAGATGAGAGTCCCAGTCGTCTCCATCAATAGGACTTAGATCCTGTTCCCGGAAGTAGGCCGTTGACTTCGATATTGGCTGGTTCAGGTATTCCTGACCATAAACCTCGGGAATTCCCTGTTTCAAGTAATCAGAAGCAATCGACTTTAGTCTCTTCTCTGGGAATTTCTCGGGCCACAACATTTCCGAATAGTCGTCTTCATCCGGATGAGCGCGAAAGCGAACAGCGACCCAATTCCCATAGAAGTAATCCTTGAGTGCTGTCCGGATCCCCTCGTCCTTCGGCATCAGGTTCTCCAGGAGGGAGTCGAAATGGAGAATGGTGCCTACCACACGGTAAACACAGTCATCGCTGCCAGCGGGTAACACAGACCCGTAGAACCACCTTTTCAGCTTGGAACGTCTTGTGTCGGAGGAGACCAGTTCTTCGTTTTCCAGGTCGTCCACAACAATGATGTCAGGACGGGTTCCCCTCCACTTCTTACCTCTTATCTTCTGCTCTGCGCCCCTGGCGATGACACGACAGGCATAACCGTCTTTGAAGCTGACGATCATGTCGGTAGCTGCATCCTTGGTGATGCGATCGATACCGTACATGTCGCAAAGAAGCTCGTTCTCCCTGAACTCGGTTTTAAGTTCGTTCAGGAACTCCGCTGCCTGGTCCTCCGTATCGGAAAGAACCATGGCGTACTTTCTTTCCCGGTTTACCAGGGTTGTAATCAGATAGGAACCAGTGACCGCAGTGGTCTTCGCATGCCCCCGAGGGGCTGCGATGGCTACCTTGGGATAATCAGAGCAACACAGTTCCCAAAGTTCTTCGTGAAACGCTGGCGTTGGTTTTGGATTGTTATATCGTTGTGCGAGGACTGTTTGCGCCAGCCCTGAGACCATCTCCCTAGTAACTTTCAAAAGCCACCCGTAAAACCACCACCAGGCAATTCTCGGAAAGTTCCAACACCATACGTTGGTTCATACGCTGTAGCAGGTCGTGGTTTCGGTTTTGCCGGTGTAGTTCCAAACACAATAGCATTCTCATTCTTTCGGTTTTGTGCTACTGCTGCTGCTGCAAGACCACGGTCAAGGCCGGGATTGTTTGTCACCATGTTTTCAACCGTTTCACGATCTACTTGCTCTCGTGATTTTGATTTCCCAGTTTCTTTCGGTGGTTTAGCAGTATGAACTGCTTTCACATTTCTTATGCTACTGGTTTTTTCGGATACAACCTCGACTGGTTCGTCCGGTTCTGATTCCCGTGCCGGTGCATGTACTACTTGCTGTTCGGGACTTTCCCTGCTCGACTTTATTGGATCGTTACCTGCACCATAGGTGTAATCCCCGATACCGTAGATCTCTTTGAACTTCTCTACTTGTTCGCTAAAGGTGCCTACTCCTTCCAATTGTTTGTAGAAGTCCCACTGAGACCATATGCCAGGCTGTTCAGTTGATCGTCGAGGCGTACCGTCTGGGTATACGTCTGGAGGACCAGCAGGATATTGCGCCATCTTTGCCTTTTCAAATTCATTCGGCACATAACCTGAAGCAACTTTTCTCGGATCATAAGGAAAGGGTGCAGTGCCTTTACCCTGGGATGCGTTGTAAAGCATCCATGCCATTGCAGCAGGTACTCCTATCGGGAGAACTTGTCCCAGGAGGGACTGGATTGTACTCGCTAGACCTGTCGCAGCAGCAGGAGCGGTTGTGGCAGCTGGCGTACCAAGACCGGACGTTCCTCCGATACCGGGTGC